GCTTTTTAGGAGCGTTATTTCGTCTGCTGTTAGATTGTTGCTCTCAATACCTACCTGCAAGCGTTCGTAAAGTCCTGAGCCTAATAAGGGCAAAATATACATATCCTGACAAACCTTTATTTCAGGTACGATCATTTTACTATCTATGTTTGAGTGTATTTGTGTACGCTCATAAATATTCTCTGGGCTTATAAATAAAGTATCTCTCATTTTTTATTTTTTACGAATAACGAAATTTTGCACCCAGCGATGTCTGCATGAAGGGGAATGCTCACCGGTTGGCTTAGTCCACCAACCGCCCCTGCGATCCCACACGCTATACCCTAACCTTGCGCTCATTGTTTCAATATCGGAGCGTGAAAAGAATTTATTCATAGTTAAAAGCCTACGGCAAAAATCCCTATTCCTGCTATCCTGCGGCCCCTCATAACTATACATTATCTTTTGCTCGTATGTTTTAGGCTTTTTATCTGTTAAATCACTCAAAGGCTCCGGCATGGTGCGCTCAATTATTTCATCAATCCCTACCTTTTTAACCGCCGCCACAATCAAACCACCTTCTAATAAATTTGCTATAATATCCGTCACTTCATCAACTGGCATTTTTAAAGCCTTACCAATAACCTCAGGCGTTATTCTTTTATCCTTTTTGATAAGATCGAGAATGTTTACCTCCGCCTGTGTTAGCTCTTCCTGAAAGTTATAACGTGCACGGGATGCAATGACATTGTAATTATCTTTGCTCTCACCATGCGCCGCAAATTCCGCTAACATCAATTCGTCATTATCCTGAGCGCTAAATTCCATATCGTTATCTATGGAAAGCATTACGTTAATTTCGTCATCAGATAAACCAAGTGAAGATTTAAGCAATAACTTCGCCTGTTCCTTATTGATACGACCTTTCTCAAAATTGCGGATAATACGATTAACGCCCTGCCATTGTCTGCCGGTTAAATTTTTCAGATTCTCATTCACAGGCGCTAAAGGTTGTGCAGGTTGCCCAGTAGGTTGCACTTCAGGTTGTGCAGCTTCAGGATACTTTGTCAAATCAATACCAATCTTTTCAAGTATCCATGCCTTAGGTGCAAATTCTTTTATAGTAGCTTCGCTAAACTCAAAAGATATCGGCTCAATAGGTGCAATTACCATTTCGCCCTGCATCCCGAATAAATCACTAATCTCAGTAAACAAAGTTTCTAACGCCCTTTGTTTATCGTTTACGTAGGTCGTTTTAAAGATCTCGAAGCCGTCGCGCATCTCAGTCCGCCCGCCTAATTGCCCCTCAGACTTAATACCGAACAAAATAGGGCTTGTAACTTGATGCCCGACAAATATTTGCTGTTCGGTTGTCTTATTAATAATGTCGAAATGCTTGTCAAGATCAGTATTCGATAAATCCAGAACGGTCGGAGCCTTTGCAGGATCATCACTAAATGACAACACAATACCGCCCGCGTTTTCGCTTCCTGTAAATTTCTTTTTGAATTTAGTTTCAACAACTTGCTGCTCTTCAGGTGAAGGCTTACCCTCATTGAAATTAATCAACTTGCTACTAAACATACCATTTTTGATAGTGCTTAAATGGTATTTTGAAAGCTCAATATCGATCTCAATCCAGTTCAGCGCGCAAATATATCCCGGATAAGAATACACCTCTAATCCCGGTCTGTATTCCTTATAACAAATAATCTGCTTGCCCTCTTTCACCGCCGGATTGTAAGCCGCTACGATCTCCGGCTGCGTTCTTGTTGATTGCGTCCAATCTTTTATAAAGTATTGCGTATTGTCCTTATTCGTGCGCACTTTATGATAAGGCACATGATACACCGCGCCAACATTGCCCAAAGCATTATAATGCAGCTCAAGATACACACCGCCAAAAATTTCAATATCCGTAGAAACTTTTTTGAGTAAGTCATTTATCGTTTCATTCTTATTAGGTACTAACTCCTTTGCGCTGTCATCTTTATACGATATGCCATTGCCAATAATGTAATTGACCTTTCCCAAAACAATCCCATTATGCTTACTGCTTTTATTCAATTTCTCCAAAAGCATATTAGGGTAAAGATTATCCTCCCCAAATTGAACGTAACCTTTGCCGGGTAGCTCAACCATCTCAGGCAGCTTTACATCTGCGAACTTTATAAAACTTATATTAGGATGCATCGTACATTTTAAATTTAACGTCCTGTGAATATTGCGTATAGCTTATGTTCGTGTTGTCATCTAAAAACATCAATCCGCTTTCAAGTAATGCCAAACCCGCCGGGTTTACATTCGTGGAGCTTGTTTGCTCATAAATATCGTAACGCCACCATCCTTCTTTGTAATTCCCGAAATGAGTATTTACCGGAATGGTAAATTCATTCCATCTTTCTTTATTCGTCGATACATCAAGTAAATAGCCTTTGATAAAAATAACAATATCATTAGTTCCCCTGTTTGTGAAAACAAATAAATAATAAGGGCTTTCAATAGTCTGCTTTTCTGTTAGAGTGCAGATAATTGTCGCCGTCGTTCCTTTTACAAATTTAAACATATCTGATTATAAATACCGATAAACAAAAACCCCGCCCAAAAGAATAAGGGCAGGGCACACATTTAAACCAAACAAACAAAACTTAAACTATCCAGCAGTCTGCAAAGCATTTGCAACGGTGCTATTAACCTCAACCATTGGTTCGGGTTCACTACCTGCAAAAGTCAAATCGAATCCGCTACGGTCTCCGAATGCAGTTCCAGTGCCCATAGTTCCGGTTGTCAAGTCAATACCGTTTTGCCTTCCGACTAACCAATATTTTCCATTGTTATCTTTAGCAACGGCAATAAGGGTATTTTGAGCTAACAATTTGATTTCATTGCGGACTGCAACGATTAATTTATTAACCACTACTTTAACCTCGGAGGCGTAGAATACCGTTCCATTTTGTACGTTCCCGGTCAAAGTTTCAGTAAGTGAACCAGTCTCTTTTGGTAATTCGTATTTCCAAAATCTTTTTCCGGCTGCTTTTGTAATTCCTGTTACAACCCCGCTAGCGTCAACAATAGAAGTTACATTACCTTTTTCGATAAAATAAACCTCTACTATACCGCCCGAAGAGTCTTTGCAATCCAATGTATATCCGGAAGTGAGTGCACACGGCATGACTATTAATTTTAAATTTTTATAAATGAAAGGGGGGTTTTTACGCCCCCCTTATAAATTAGGCTTCGAACTTCACAATCTCATCAACAAAGGCGAACTGAACACCAATCTTCATGCGAGCTGTGAATTTGATGTTCTCATCATCTTCGCTCCAACGAATCCAGAACTTATTCTCTTCGTCGAGTAAGTCAGTACCTAAGAAGATATTGCTCATTCTGAAAGCGTACAAACAAGCATCAGCATCAGCACTATCCAAACCGTGTACGGGGATTACTTTGTAGTTTGTACCCGGTACGGTAAACACCGCAGCGTTATCATCCCATTTTGCATCGGGAGCGTAGTGGAACAAATTTTGATCTACATACGCCTGAATCAAATAAGAGAATGTAGTCCATCCGCAGAATATGCGAACATCATCTTTCCCTTGTACTTTAGCGGGTAACGCTTTAATAACTGCAAGAACAGCGTTCTTTGCGATTGCAGCACTATTGATAGTAGTTGCAGGCGTACCGTAGAATCCGGTAGTGTTTGCATTTGCAACTGACCCACCAGCGGCAGTAATTAAGGTTTTGATACCGTCAAACTTATTCAAAAGTCCGTTAGTGCCTGCGCTTCCTGTTGCGTTAGCAGTCCACAAAGCTACTTCAAGAGCTTCAGCTATTTTCTTAGCTTTTTGGTCCGTATAATCAGCAGCGAAAGCAGCAGTAGTGTACTCACCACCAGCTTTCAGAGCTTGTTGAGTGTAATAAGGCTCGAGGTCTTTGTCGCAAAGGATTTCGTTTATCTTCACTTTGCCGACCACTAAACTGCGCTGAGTAAAGGTCGTGACGCCCGATGCGTTAAACCCGCAAGCACTATCATCTTGAAAAAACACATCGGTATCCATACGACCGATTGCTTCAGAAGATTTAACACCTACGCGAACATTACCCATCGCAAGGATTTCCTTTTGTGTTCTGGCTTCAAATACTGAGTTCTTAACCAGCAGATCCACGTTTTGCTTAGTATATGCGGCTAAGCCCGTTACATTGTATGCCATTTTTACTTATTGTTTAAAAAGGTTAATAATACTATTTAATTTTTCTTCTTTGTTTTCAATCTGCTTACCAAATTTGAATCCGCTTTTAACAGGCTCACTGGGTTCAGTTGTAGGCTCTTTTACAAGCTTTTCAACTAACTCAAATAATCCTTTAATAGCTTCTTCGGACTTAGCGAAAGCGGCTTTTAAATTCACGTTTTCAGTTTCTAATGCTGAAAATTTAGCATCATAAGCAGCAAATTTTTCATCGTACTTTTTGCCCATGTCTTCAGCTTCGGCGGGTGCTTCGGCTTCGGGAGCGGCGGCGGGTTTGATTTCGCTAATTACACCCCCCTCACCGAGTACAATTATCGTACCGTCTGCAAGCTCATGCTCACCGGCGGGAGCGGGTGCCATTGTTTCCTTTTCAACAGAAACCACACCTCCAACCTCTAATTTGTCGATGTAAACTTCCGTTCCATCTTTCAGCATATATCCGCTAAATTCTTTCTTTTCGGGAGCAGTAGGCTCAACCGCAGGGGCAGCAGGCATTTGCTCTTCAAATACCAGCGCTTTAACTTTTTGTAATAATTCGATCGGATTCATATCCAATATATACCGATACCTGAAAAAATAGGACTTTCCCCAATGAAAGGCATAAAAAAACCCCCGTAAAAACGGGGGTCGGTATTGCAACAAACAAACTCAATTTATTAGGCGATTAAACAAATCAAACCTTTTTTGATTGATTGCCTCAAAGTTATAATTTTTAGCGCAATATTCAAAAAGCATTTTGCCTTTTTCTTTCCTCAAATCTTCGTCTTCAACAAGGGTACGGATATTCTCATTCCAGTTTTCATAATAGACAATATCTTCGGGAAATCCCAAATAAGGATTGACCTTTGAAGCAATGACCGGGATGCCTTTGCCCGCCGCCTCAAGTATCTTCAAATTGCTTTTGTACCCATTAAACTCCGTTTTGCGGAGTGGGATTAACTTTATATCGCTCTCCAAATACATCTGGTAGTATTCAAACACCGGAAGCCCCCTATATGCCATGTTTGGCAGCAAAGTATCCGCCGTAAAGTACGCTGCCATCCTTTTCCAATAATATTCCTCTGTTGGATTGCTATCTGAATAACCCCCCAAAACCATTTTAATTTTATCCTTTAAATCGCTATTCAAAACCTTTTTCATTACAGGCTTTAGTATCTTCAAATCATTTTCATGCGATATGCCGCCCGCCCAAAATAGCCTAACCGCATCCGATGGGTTGCGCTCATTTGTGAATTGATTTTGACCATACGGAATAGCATTCGGTAAAATCTCCACATTTTTGTTATGGTAATAAACCTTTTCCGCTAACCGCTCATGGGTACAGGTAACTAAATCCGCTTCCTTTAAATGCCTTACTATTTTTACATCAACATTATGCTTGTTGTAGGTATCGAAGTCCAAATGATAATTATCCAAAATCCAAAAGTCATCAACATCAACTACCAATTTAAAACCGTGCTTTTTACGTAGCTCGAAAATATTGTCCTTTGCCCAAATCCTATTGATATTCACAATGTCGTAATCGAACTCCTCCGGGATGGTATCGGTTATTCGTGCCTTTTCTTTTTTCATCATTGATACCGGCAGCATTAAACGATGATAACCGCAACCGCTGAAGGATTGCGTTAATACTAAAATTTTCATTTGTTTGGTTTAATTGTGATTAAATATTTATCAAAAGTTCTTTCAGTTTGTCAATTATATCCTTTGCCGCTACCTGATCCGACATTTTAACCGGAAGCATATCGAACATACCCTCCACGCTAAATCCTTTGAATGTTCCGTCTTTCACCTTTGCCCACGCATCGTCTGAATTAACCTTCGCACCTAAAAACCACGTTCCATCCGGGAGGCTTTCAAATTGCTTCATTTTCGGGATGCCTTTACTTTCATCTGATATCCACGATTGAAAGAAAACCATATCAACAGGCTTTTTAGGATCGTGCATTTCATTGCCGTTATTCTGGAAGCCCTTTTTAAAAAACTTTTCAGCAATGATGCGGATAGTTCCCTTTGTGAAAAATACTTCGTATTCCGTGCCATCTTCATCACGTCTGAAAATCCTTTTATCCGGTATCATTGCGGGACCTACTACAATGCGCTCCTCTTCATTGATAACTGCAAAGGCTTGCATCTTTTCCCTATCTATTTGCTCAAGTTTTCTTTGTGCCCATTCAATACCCGCATCACCGCCCCACGCAAGCCACATAAGCCGCCCGCACCCGTCGCCCAACTCTTTATCTGAATTTTGCCTATGCCTCTCAAATGCTGCCATGCGTGCAATCGTGTCCCTACTTATTGTTTCGCCTTTTGCTAATTGGTTCGCCCTTTGTTTACCAACCGCCGTACCGCAATCGCCCCAACCATTCTCTTCAGCCCATCTCAAAGCTATCTTAGCGTTATCGCTTGCAGCCTTCGGGTAATCAGAATAGCTTTCAAAATGCTGTTCACTAAAAGCATAAAACCCAACTCCTATGGCAGGCACGTCCACTAAGGCAACGGCATCAACCTCAACGCCGCTTTCAATATCTTCTTTAATTGTCAATTTATAAACCGGTAATTCTTTTTCCATATTCTGTAAAGTTAATATTTATCCAATAGATGCGTTCCTATCTATATACGCATTTCTTTGGTCATTATTCTGAATGTCGCTATTCAATACATACGCCCTCGTTGCCTGATTGCCCATCTGATTGACCGCCGCCGTATTTACCGCCGTTGCCGTAACCTGTGGGGTTAACTGCGGGGTTATGGGAGCATTTAGATTGCCGACTCCGCCACCACCGCCACCGCCGCCAGGAACTTGTGTTTTTGCAATATTCCTAACAGCTGCAAAACCGCCCGCTGCCGTCGTTATCGTTGCTGCTATTTTAGTAGCAGTATTAAAAGGCTCAGGTAATACTGCTTTTGCTTTCCATACTTCAGTAATACCTAAATAAGTATTAATAGTAGCTTGTGCAATTGCTAAAGCTTTGCCGGCAGCTGTTTCTTTTCCAACCACATCACTCAAAGCGCTTAAAGTACCGCCGACTGCTTGAGCAAGTTGTATCCTATTATTAGCTTCATCAGTTGCTATTTGTTTTCGTGTATTTGCTTCGGTTGCTTCATTAGCCGTTAATGTGGTTGTAAGTGTTGCCATCTTAGGCACCATTGCGCCAAAATTATCTAACTTTAAATTTGTTGCTTTAGTATTTTCTTCTACATCTTTATTTATTAAAGTTAATCCTTCCTGAAATTTTAATTCATCTAATTGCTTAGTATCTAAATTGTATTTTTTAGCAAGTTCGTACTGCTTTTTATATTTTTTATCAAATTCAAATAATTCTTTTTCATTATTAGTCATTGATAATTTTAACTGCCGTTCTCTTTCTTGAGCAAGCCATTGCGTGTATTCCATTTCGGCTTGCATTCTTTCTTTTCTTAATTCCGCTGCCGCCCTTTTTTGCTCTTCAAGTTTTTTCTTATTAGCTTCCTGTTCTTTTTTAAGTTCCTCCTGCCTTAATCGCTCCCGCTCATCTGCCTGATCTTTTATTTCCTTTTGTTCGCCCGCTCTGAAATTCTTAGTAAATGCAACACCATTTTTCAAAGCCTCAAAAGCACCTTTGAAATCCCCTTGCACCGCTTTTACTATTGCACTAATCGGAGCGGCTAAAAACTGCAATAAAGCATTACCAACGCCCATCGCTATTTGCTTAAGCCTATCCATCAAATCACCCGCCCCTTTCAATGCCGGGAACAATTCGCCCAATTTATTTTTAACGGCATCAAAATTGGTAACTAAAAATGCAACAGCGGACGTAATCAATCCGATACCCGTTGCCATCATCGCACCCCTCAAAGTAGTGAACGCCGCAACGACTTGGGTCTTAATAGTACCTGCTAAAAGTTTAAAAGAATCTATCGAGCCTGCAATACCGCTTAAACCCTGCTGCAATGCCATTGCAGATTGAACCTTTAAAAGCAATTGTTCAACCTCTTTATTTTTATCCGCAAATAAACCCATAGCACCCTGCAAAGCGGAAAAGCCTGCAACCGCTCCTTGCACCGCTCCGCCCAATGCTACAAACTTTTTATCGGGGTTGAATGTATCTGCAAGCGCCTTCGCGTCCCCAATAGCATCTTTTAATTTAGCAACCCTTTGAGCCGCCTGAGTAGCCTCCTTTGATGAACTGCCAAACTTCTCATTCATCGCCACCAGCTCATTAGTCGCCGCCCGCAACTGCTGCTTCATATTACCTACCGAAGAAACATCAACATCAATCTTTAAACCAACCTCTTGCTTAGCCATTATTTATAACTTTTAATAATTCAACTTTTGTTAATTCGCCACTCGAGGCATCGTAATCAATTATTTTATTAATCCGCCACAACACCCCGTCAATAAATACAGGTTTGCTGAAATCAAGTTTCGCAATATCTAACTCCGTCAAATAAACATGGCAGGTAAGTATCTTACTATCTTTGTCCGCTATCTCTCCAATAAACGGACTCCAATAAGTGTTGAAAAGATTATTACCCGGGTAGCTATTCGGTTCGCAATAAATCTCTTCCGCTGCCCCGAAGTTAATATCAATCGTCGGATTTGTAGGATCATCAAAATGTCCGGCATAGCCATAAACCGTTAATGCGCTGCTTATATTTGTCGGCGTTTGCTTTAAGTCCGCTCCGTTATTGGTTATGTACCAAGATGCAACGCCCGTAATTTTTTTAACCATTAGGATTCTGATATTGCTATCCATCTGCTCCTCCTGATCTACTTCATTACCCTGCGACTTTTTGTAAATAGCGGAAACGACTTTCGCTTCACCTGCATATTTTACAAGCACCGTCGGAGAAAAGCCGACCTCCGTCGTTTGCTTGTCTTTTGCAAACTGGAAAAAGGTATCCTGTAAATTTGAGCCATAAGGTAGGTTGTATTTCTTTTTATAACCCTCATTATAAAAATCGTTATCCTCTTTGTACTTGTACTCAAAGAACCTACCGTTCAACATCCCCATCGGTTTAATTTGCCACGGTTTGTCACGTGCCACCTTGTAAGTCCAATCAATCGGTTGATCTAAATTCCAATAATCCTTATAAGGCTCAATAATCAAATGCTTTTCCTTTAATTTATCTTCGGTGACGTAAAGGTTAAACATCTTCAAAATCCACGTGAAGAAATCCTTTTGGAGAATGTTGCGGGGGAGAATTTCAGAAAAAATAATATCATCGTTTAATTCAATAGGAGCGGTTACAGGATTTGTGGATTGGATTTTTAAAGAAATGAGATTATAGTAATTTAATTGACCAACATACATTAATTTTATTGTATCATTAGTATTTATTGGTATTATTTTTTCAATATCTATATTAACATCTATACTAACAACATCATTTTGATTAAATATATAAGATGCATAAAAAATTGGATTTTCAGTATCATTATTTTTTAATAAAAAAATATCAAAAAAACCTTGTAAATTTTTTTGTACTTGACCAATAATTTTTAAATTTATTTTTATCTCTGTTGCAGGTCCAGTATAAATAAAATCAGGATCGCCATCACCAGTAAAATTATCAATTAAATTTATTATTTGAAACTCATGTGGAAGTTCGCCAAATTCTGTAGTGCCATTTAAACTTTCAGCATCTAATAACTCACTTACAATTTTTGTCAATTGCTTCGTATTACTCGGTATCACCAACCTCCTAAAAAACTCACTATTGATAAACTCACTTTCATAAGTATAACCGCTTGTTGCAGGTGCAAACATTTTGTCGATATACTCTTTGACAAATAACGCCGGGCGAAAAGTTCTGTAATCGTAATTTAATTTCGCCGCCGAATACCTGCCGTAATCTATCAAAGGGTAAAAAAAGCCAGTGCCTACCGCTTCGCCCGATGGGTATTCTATTGTGAAAGTATCCGATAAATCATTAGTTAAATTTTTATTTACTGATATTATATTTGTTCCTCCGCTTGTATAAGTAAAGGATTGTACTAAATAAGTATCATTGTTATTCGCTATTGCCGCATTGGTAATAATTATTTCGTCACCTACCTTTAAATTCAAATTGTAAGTACCATTGATAAATATAGTGTCTCCTAAAGTAAAAAAAGCACCTGAAACATCTTTTTTTACCCTCCCATCCCAACTCTTCGTTATTGCCGATACCGTATATTGATGGTTGTATTCGCTAAAATTCAAATCCTGCAATTTCCCATCCCCTATCGCTGAAATGAAGCCCCCTAATTCGCCAAACAAATTACCCTCATACTCTATGTGCCCCTTGTCTTGCATTATCCCCGTGAGTCTAAAAACGCCCTTTAAAAGCAAAAGCCCGTTCGCCCTCAACTCCGCTTTTGTAGTTTGGGCAGGGTTGAAATTGGAAAAGACATTAGCAGCACCGGGAGCATATAGGTTATTGCTCCCTAACTCACCCACAAATCCGAAAATCTTATTATTGTTTGCCGTACCCGGTAGCACTATCGTTTTGCTGAATGAAGTCTCCCGGCTGCCGTACTTATTAACATCGTCAATCGCATAGCTCAACTGCATCCCTAAGTCCTGCCGTATATCCGCTAACTGCCCCTCTAAAAAAAGTTCGTAAATCATCGGTATTGGGTATTTTGTTTGTAAACATCGATATTCACCTCCAGCGTTTCGGTCTTATTCTGCAAGCTGTTTTTTATCTCATAATTGCTATCCGTTATTTGCACCGGATGGAACAAATCATTTGTTTTATCCCACAAATAAACAAGCGGCGAAACAATTAACTCAAATAGCCATTTGTACTCTTCGCTCCCCAAAATATCCGTTGTCAATTTCATCTTAGTAGTAAAATCCACGCCGTATGTTTTCATGCCCTCATACTTTACCTTTCCCGTTTTATCGACCATGTTAAACCCGCTCAACTGCCATTCGCTCCGCTCAAATTTCTTCTTTTGATTATCAGTAAGGATATTGCCATTGACAAAAGTAAAGCTATCCCACGCCCCATAAGCATTCAAAAATATCAAAGTGTAAGGCGTGTATTTTGAGCATTTAGATTTTATCTGCTTAGTTGCAAGTACCGACCCCGTCGTTTCTATTGATACCGTCGCATCCGAAGCCATACCATTAAGACTGAAATAGTGAAAAGCATCCGCCGCCGTAATCGTTCGTGTTGAGCCCAAAACCTTAATAAGTAAACTTTGCCCCGCCGTTATTCTTTTGCCGTTTATGCTTAGCACCACCGGCTCGCCATTGTAGTAATAACTTTCATCTGGTCTGTTCGTTAAAAATACCGTGCCTGTGCTTAATGCCGCACCCGCCTTATGCATCGGGTGGCGGTTGTAGGTATTGTAAACCCGGTACGTGCCGGATGCCATGTTTTCAGTTGTAGTAACCCCGCAAATCTCCCCAAACCTTACATTGTATTCCGTGAACCAATAATCCGCACCACCGTTCAAAACCCCGAACGTGCCGCTGTAAGCCGTTGCCGTATCCACGTCGCCAATATTATCAACCGCTACGCCCGCCCTCACAATATTACCTACATTCAACACGCCGTAATCGTCCGATCCGTAGGGGCTGTTCGTTATCCGGGTCTGTAAGGTCGCACCCTTGTAAATATCGTAAAGGTATTTAAACCCGATAACATTCTTATTCGTGCTATCCACAACGTGCCAAACCTCTTCATTTGCGGAGGTAAACCCGGACGGTGCGCTCTTAATAGTGATTGCCATTATTTTTTCGTTTTAATCTCTTTAACCATATTCTCCAAATTAACCCTAATATCAATACCCAAAGCCTGCGACATCTTTACGTCGAAATCTTTGAAGGTTTCATTAATCGAATCAGTCCAAAAGCCTGTTCTCCTTAATCCCTTCTTTTTTATCGACCGGGCGATAATCTTTGCCAGCCGCACATCTTCAGGCTGCCTATTTTCCCTGCCAACCGCACCATACTTTTGCACGTCCGCTGCCCTCGACTTTATGCCATTGCGGGCTATCCACTTTCTGATTGCCGCTACATGGCTTTTCGAAGGGTTGGCATATCTGAACTTATAGGGCGAAGTAGTGTTAATATTATTTCGACCAACGCCCCTAACCCCGCTATCCACAAACTTGTAATAATCATTTACAAACACCTGAATTATTAAACCATTTGCCGTTTCAGCAGTTTCAAATCTTATAGAACTTGCAAGCCCGCCAGTATCAACCTTATCCAGCCTATTCAATTCTTCTGCTACCTTTTTCTCAAATGCCGCCACGTAATCCGCTACCAACTGCAACGCCAGCGGCATATCTTCTTTCGGAACGAACACGCCTTTTGACATACCCAGCCCCGCCGTGGCTCTTCCCCCTAATTTCGCTTGCGCTTGTGCTATTGTCGGCATACTTTAATAAATACCTGAAAAAGAAAACCCCTGCCTAAGAATAAGCCGGGGGGATTGCTTGCCATGAAACATCAACATCATTTATAATTCCTTTTTATATCTTCCATCATTTTACGCTCATTCTTTTGCTTTTCTTTTATGTAAACCAAATCGCTCAAATATTGTAAAATGTTCATATCGTAAGCGGCATCCAAACTAATCCGCTCCAACTCCGCTACTTGCTCTGTGCTGTAAATCCATCCGTAATTAGCTGCAAAGCTGTTTGAACCTCCGCTACCTTGTCCGCTGTCGTTATCTTCCTCAACTCCTTTGTCAAATAAGGCTGCAAACCTTTTATCAATTCCACGTATAATTGACAAAAAAAAAGCGTGCAATTGTAAACCTCCACAAACTTCGCCTGCCTTAAATCGTTCGCATAATGGCTGTGTAACTTAGCATCGTATTTCTCCTCAACCCACCCCCGCCACGTTTTTCGCATAGGCATAACACATGAAGCCATAATACTGTGAAGGTTGTCGATAAAATCTTCTTTCAAAAAATGCTTAGCCTCTATATACCTGGCGGCGGGTATCTCCTGAATCTTATGTACAAACTTGTAACGCTTCTTCCCGATATTGATATATTTTTTTGCCGTTTTATCAAAGTCCAATGCCTCCAAAAATTTGTATTCCTTTTCCTTTTCAATCAGTTTGCTGAATTGCCAGCTGTCTATTTCATCAATGGCATAACCCTCACAAACGGATATTATTTCAGTAAGGATGTCCAAATTAGTTTTATCCGTTTGCTTTAATATTCCGTAGAGCCTCTGATATTGCCCCACCGTTAAATCATTCCATGTCATATAAAAACATATTTTACATCGTGCTTCCTTTCCATAAACTGAGCCCATGCTAAGGCTAAGGCATTCACGCAGTCATCATGCATCCCGGTAGGTGCATTGAACCTTACCCCCGTTCGTGTGTACTCATACTCAAAGCTCTCCAATTCCTTTGTAATAACCCCCTCCGGGAAACCAACCTTCCGTTGATGAATTGCGGATTGAAGCCCCTCCATAAGTTGCTGTTTCGAGCTTGCAGAATATTTAAACCCGAACACATTGGGCCGCTGCCTTTGCAGGTCTTCCACAATCGGGTCGCCCACGCCCGTACTATCGACTTTAATCGGTGCTTTCGGTAATTGCGTTACTATCTGCTTCGTAATATTCCAATCTTTTTGAAACCGCTCTAAATAGCTGACTTGCCCAAATCTGTCAAGACCGATAATCACCGTCCAGTCAAACGACTTCGCCAAATCCACACCAAAGCAAACAGGCGGCTCGGTACTCATTGGAATCGTACATTGTTTAATGAATTGGAAGCCGAAGGGATTAGCCACGTTATCGTTAAACTCCGCAAGGTACTCCTGCTTAAATGCAAGTGCCGGCAAATCCTTTTCAGCGGACCATATCTCCGAAATATCAATAAAAGGGTTAGTGCTTGTCGGCATCTGCCAGCTTGCCCACCCCTCTTCGCCCGTTTGCCCACGCATCCACAGCTTGTAAAAATCGTTCTTTCCTTTCGGCGTACTCATAAACCACGCCCCACCCTTTAAGTCCGTTAAGGTAGGTCTAATGCTTTGTGTCCACGCTTCCCAAAGGTCTTTTACAAACGCCGCCTCATCAACAATCGCCACCTTGTATTTTCGTGATCTGCCAGCGTTCGGGTTATCCAAACTCCAAAACTCAATAATCCCGCCCGTAACCAATTCAATAAACTGCTGATCATGCTTTCGCTTTATTACCTGTTCTAAGGCATTAAAACACTCTTTGAACGTTCCCTCGAGTAGTTTATAGGTCGGGGCAAAATAA